GCTTTCGTCGGCTACTCGGAGTAGCCGGTGGCTGCCGACCTGTGGCAGCTCGCCAACGGCTGGGAGCTTGTCGACTGGTCGCTGAACGTCGGCGGCGAGCCGCCCGCGCCGACACCTGGCGGTGGTGGCGGCGGTTTCATGCAACGTCAACCGCTGCTCACACCGGCGCCCGTCTTCGATGACGACGACGAGTTCTTCCTGATCTTTGCCGCGGTTCTCGCTGCTCGCTGACCCCCCGGTCACACCGGGAGGAGGTATCCCCTTGTTCGACTTCCAGCGTTACGCGCCCTTGGACGACATGCAGGTGCGGTCAACCGCCACCGGCCGCCGCCTCGAGGCGTACGCCGCGGTGTTCAACCGCGACCAGGAGATCCGCGATCGCGACGGCCACTACATGGAGCGGCTCGCCCCGACGGCGTTCGATCGCACCATCGGCCAGCGTGGCACCAATTTTCAGGTGCTGTTCAACCACGGCCGCACCATCCACGGCGATTCGTCCGACCGCTACTCGATGCCGATCGGTGTCCCGGTAGAGGTGCGCGCCGACGGCCGTGGCCTGTTCACGGCGACCGAGGTCGCGAACACTGAGCTCGGCGACGAGGTCGTCGAGCTCGCCAATTCCGGCGCGCTGCGTGGCATGTCGTTCTCCGGCAAGTTCCTCGCCTCCCGTTCCGCCGGCAAGCACGAATCCGGGCTGGCGATCAAGGAGCGGACCGAGATCGCGATGATCGAGTACGGCCCGACGCCGTTCCCCGCCTACTCCGACGCAGCGATCGTTGCTGTCCGGTCGGAGTTCCGTTCCCTCAGCGACGACGAGATCGTCCACCTTCTCGCCGACGACGACGCCCTGCGCGCACGTCTCGGCGACCTCCTCGCTTCGGTGCTCGCAACCGCCCCCGGCAACAGCACCAGCGAATCCGCAGCCCCGCCCGACCCCGGGCACGCCGTGGCACTCACCCCCTCACAGCGGCGAGCACTCGCCGCTGTTCTTTCCAAGAAGGAGACCTCACGATGATTCGTGCAGAACTCGTCTCCGAGGCAGAGGCCATCCGCGCCCGTCTCGCAGACATCGACCCCGACAACATCCCCGCCGACACCGTCGACGCGTTCGAGGCTGACCTCGCTCGCGCCGAGCAGATCGACGCCGACATCGCCAAGATCGACGAGCGCGCCGCCCGTCTCAACGCGATCAACACGAGCGAGCGGTTCGAGAAGGTGTCGGGCGACCAGCGCGACCACGCTCCGACCGTGCTCAAGCGGTCGGCCGACCGTGACCTCTACGACATCGAGGGCGCCGGTCGTTCGACCAGCAACCGCGACATCGTCGAGCGTGCGATCACCGCCGTCGAGCGCAACCACGAGCGCAGCTACAGCGACGAGCAGCGCGACGCCACCACGAAGCTGCTCGAGCGCAGCACGAAGCACACCCCGAAGATCGCCGAGTACATCCTGACCACCGGGTCGCCGGAGTACCAGGCGGAGTTCGAGACTTTCGTCGCCACGCAGGGCCGCAGCTTCGGTCCGCTCCTCCAGCGTGCCGCGATGTCCCTCACCACCGCCAACGGTGGCGCCATGGTGCCGTACATCCTCGACCCGTCGGTGATGCTCACCAACTCCGGCGTCAACAACCCGGTTCGCCAGGCGGCTCGCGTCGAGACGATCGCCGGTGCCAACGAGTGGCGTGGCGTCACCTCGGCCGGCGTCACGGCTGAGTGGCTGGGTGAAGGCTCGGAAGCTGCCGACGCGTCGCCGACGTTCGCTCAGCCCGCGATCCCCACCTTCAAGGGTGCGGCGTACCTGTTCGGCTCGTACGAGGTGCTGGCCGACAGCGGCTTCGCCTCGCAGGTGCAGACGCTGATCGCTGACGCGAAGGACCGGCTCGAGGGCACCGCCTTCACCACCGGCAACGGCTCCAGCGCCCCGCAGGGCTTCATCACCGGCAAGGTCGCCGCAGGCTCGCTCGTCGCTTCGGCCACGACCGACACCTTCGCCGTGGCCGACGTGTACAGCACCCAGGCCGGCCTCGCCCCCCGCTTCCGCAACTCGCGGTCGGCGTGGATGGCGAACGTCAGCATCATGAACCGCATCCGCCAGTTCGACACCGGCGGCGGTTCCAGCCTGTGGGCGCAGCTCGCGGCCGCCGCTCCGGCGAACCTGCTCGGCCAGCCGATCTACGAGACGTCCGACATGGATGGGTCGATCACGGCGCTCGCCGACAACTACGTGCTCGCCTACGGCGACTGGCAGCAGGCGTACGTCATCGTCGACCGCGTCGGCGTCGAGGTGTACTACGACAACCTCGTGCTCGGCTCCAACCGTCGCCCGACCGGCCAGGCCGGTTTCTTCGCCTTCTGGCGGACGGGTGGCGAGGTCGTCGTGCCCGAGGCGATCAGCCTGCTCAACGTCACCTGATGACGTGAAGGTGTCCCCCGAGGACATCTGCTCACTGTTGGAGGCCGCCGCTCAGCGATGGTCGGCGGCCTCCAACATCGCCGATACCGGCGCACACCACGGCTACCGCCAGGTGGGCATCGTTGTTGGCGGGCACCTCGAGGTGCCCGAGTTCGCAGATGTGTTGGCGCAATTCACCCCTGTTCGCGCTGCGTGGTTGTCACGCATCGAACCGGGTGGTTATGTGCTGCCCCACATCGACGCCGGCCCGTACTGCGAGCGCTGGCAAATCCCGTTCACCGCCGACGGCGCCCTGTTCCACGGCGACGAAGCGGTGACCCACGAGGTGGGCGTGCCGTTCCAGGTGCGCCACTTCGACTGGCACGAGGTCCGCAACGAGAGCGACGCCGATCGGGTGTCGTTGGTCGTTGATCGGGCGGTGCTGCTGGCGGTGCCGTCTGGCCCGTTCCGACTGAAGCATGAGGAGCGTTGATGCCCGTCCTGACCGAAACCGTCCACCACGCGTCGGGCACCTACGTCAAGGGCGCCGACCTGGCCGTTGACCATCCGCTGGTCGTCGCTGCCCCGCACCTGTTCGAGCCGTTCGATGTGGCCGTGGAGCCGGTGAAGCGTGGCCCCGGTCGTCCCCGCAGGGACGCCTGATGGCGACCCGTTACCTTCAGCCCGAGGCGTTCAAGGCGTGGACTCGCAACGAGATCCAGACGGACGATGACGAGTGGATCGAAGACGCGATCGACGCGGCGACGCAGTGGCTCGACAACGAGCTCGGCCGACGCGTCGAACTCGCCACCGGGTCGGCGACGTCGCGTGTGTTCGTCCCGAATGGGACGCCGATCCTGCCGATCGACGACTGCGTGTCGGTCGCGTCGATCACGGAGAACGGCTCACTGGTGGCCGCCGCGGCGTACCAGCTCGAGCCGTTGAACGGCCGCACGGTGGCCGGCGAGTCGGTGCCGTATTCGTCGGTTCGCCGCCTCTACGACATCGACTGGTATGCCGACTACGGACGGGCGACCATCTCCATCTCGGCTAACTGGGGTTGGGCGACGATCCCGTCGCTGATCTTGGAATCCTGCAAGATCGTCGCGAAGGACATCCTTGCCAACCGCACGGTCACGTTCGGCATCGTCGCAGCGACCGAACAGGCTGCGTTCTCTGCCCGCCTGAATCCGACGGTGGCGAAGACGATCGAGCAGTACGGGGCGCCCCAGGGATTGACCATCATCGACTTCATCGGAGCCTGACATGGCCCTCACCTTGTCCACGATTCGTGAGGCGATCGGCGCCCAGTTGCGGGCGAATCTCACCGGTGGCCCGCAACGTCAGGTCAACATCGACGAGTTCGGCGACGGCAAGCCGGCACCAGTGATCCGGTTGGAGCTCGCCCCGGCTGACCCGATCGACTACTGGCTGACGATGACGGACAGCACCGGCAACGGTGTCGCCGAAGTCCGTTTCGACCTGATCGTCGACGTCGCCAACATCGACGGCGGTGCGGTGCGTCGCCTCGATGACTTCCTGTCGGTCGGCACCGGTAACGGCGAGTCGATCATCGACGCCCTACTGCAAGACCCGACGCTCGGCGGTGTGGTCGAGACGGTTGTTGTGTCTGGTGTGTCCGAGTACGACGCGATCAATGTTACGGCCACGCTCCCGCTGCGTGTCGTGTGCCGCAAGTCTGGAGCTGAAGCCTGATGGCCGTCTACGCAAACGTCGACATCTCGTACCTCGTCGGTTCGATTGAGGTGGCAGGCAACGCCAAGAGCGTGACCGCGAACGCCGAATGCACCGCACTCGATACGACCGCCCTGTCCACCTCTGGATGGACGACGGTCATCGCTGGCCTCAAGACGGGGACGTTCCAGGCCGAGTTGATGGCCGACCTTGTCACGCTCGGTCTGGACGAGACATTGCAGGGCTACTTCGCCACCGCGGACGTGCCGCAGTCGTTGAGCATCGGTTCCGCTGACGGTTCGGTGACCTACTTCGGGCGCACGCTCGCCACGTCGTACACGCCGCTCCAGGGTGCGCCTGGTGAGTTGGCAATGTCGTCGATCACGGCGAAGACGTCGACCGGGCCGCTGGTGCGGGGCCTGCGGATCTTCCCGCCGTCGACGTCGGTGACGACGACCACGAACGGCACGGGCCGCCAGCTTGGCGCCCTGTCCGCTTCTCAGACGCTCTACGCCGCCATGCATGTCCTGTCTCGCACGGGCACGTTGTCGATGACGCTCAAGATTCAGTCGGACGACAACGCCGGTTTCACGACGCCGACCGATCGGATCACGTCGTTCACGGCGGCAACGGGTCGGACCTACCAGTGGGGTTCGGTTGCCGGTGCGGTGACTGACGACTACTGGCGTGCGGTGCTGACTTGCACCGGTTCCGGGACCATGTCGGTCGGCGTCAGCGCCGGCATCGCCTAACTCTCCAACACCCCTCCACCCCAACCCGAGAGCGTCGCCTAGTGCGGCGCTCTTTCGCGTACCAACGAAGGAGCCCCCGTGGCCGTCTTTGCTTTGACCAGTCAGTACACGGCCCTCAATGGCGCCGACCGTTCCGCCGACATCAAGTCGTCGACGCTCACCGTCGATGTCGCCGAGCTCGACACGACCGACTTCGCGTCGGCTGGCTGGACCGAGGTCATTGGCGGCCTGAAGTCCGGGACGCTCGCGATCGAGTTTCAGGACGACGTCGCGTCGTCTGCGGTCGACTCGGTGCTGTGGCCGCTGCTCGGCACCGTCGTCACGTTCGAGGTGCGCGGCACGTCAAGCGCTGTGGGCGCCTCGAACCCGAAGTACACCGGCTCCGTGTTGATCACGCAGGCGTCGATCGGTGGCGCTGTCGGCGAGTTGGCGATGAAGTCGCTGACGTTCCCCGTCACGGGCGCCGTCACTCGCGCTGTGAGCTGACCTTCGGTGGCCGACTCTCTCGCCGGCCTCGCCCGCAAGGTGCAGCGCATCGAGAAAGAGTTGTCCGACGAGTCGCTCATGCGTGCCGTCGGTTTGAAGGGCAAGCAGATCGGCAACTCGGCGATTCAGTCCGACGCCGGCGGTGACCTCGCCCTGTCGAACTGGCGGCGCGGTCGGCCGATCAACCTCGGCGTCAGGTTCGACAATCTGAACCCGTCGACGTTGGAGATCGGCCCTCGCCCTCGGGCGCGTGGTGCGGTGAAGGTGCTGA